TCATCAGATTCAGAAGAAGAACCATTTTCAGTTTCTTCTGCATCACTACTGTCAACAACAAAGCCATCCTTTAAATAACCATGTTTGGTCTTCTTTTCTTTTGGAACATTAGCTAATTCATCTTCTTCATTTTCATCTTCAGCAGCAGTGGTGACAAGGTCTTCAAAGCCACCAAATAATTTTAGATATATTTTTTCCCATAGCTGTAAAGATAAGTTAGTATATGTTTTTGTTCCATCCGTATTTTTAAAATAAGCAACAATTGCACAACAGCCAAAAAATAATTTATTATCAATTGGTGGAGGAAAGTCATATTTATTTTCAGAATTAGCTCTTCCCTCACTTTTAGCAAAAACCTGAATATAGTATTTTTTACCATCATATTTAGTTGTCCATTCAGTTTGTTTCAAAAAATCCTCCGCTTTTTTAAAACCACATTTTTTAAATAATTCATCTTCTTTGAAGTCTTTAATAGATAATAGTTTTAATGTGCCAGTTCTTTCAACAATTATAATGTTTAATGGTTGTGACATAATTATTAATAATTAATTGAATAGGTTTAAATAGTTTATAATTTATTAATTATAATGAAAATATACATTGAAAATTATAATATAGAAAAATTATCAAAAAAGTTAAAAACATTACATGAATATTTTATAAATAAAACAAATCTATTAGAGGTTTACACAGATGAAGGTATTTTTTCAATAGATCAAAATAATATTTACAAACATGAATATTTTGACAAGCCTGTAAAAAATATAAAAAGATATATAGACGACTTTAGTGTAATAGTTGATACAACAAATTTCAAAAAAAGTATAGTTAATCAGTTGCCTTCTGATAATTTAATAATAAAAATAGAGACACATATGTATCAAATAAATTCCAAGTCAAGTCTAAAGTTGATTATAAATTTTATACAAAATAAGCAGTTGGAATATAAGCTATATGATTGGTATTTTGATGTTTCAGATGATATAGATATAAATAATTTATTATTTAAAGAAGATATAAATGTGTTTTTATCCAGCTTAAACTAATATTTTATTAATGTATGTTATCTTGGATCATTCAAATTACAGTAATTTCTATTGTTTTAATATTTTTAGTTCATTATTTGATAAATTTTTTTAAATCAACATTAACGGTTCCAAAAATCAAAGATTTAGTAAATACTCCTAATCAAAAATATGAAAATATGTTTAATATTATTTCTAAAAATAATTACGACTCTAAAATGAGTAATTTAAATACTAATAATGAATATAATATAAAAGATTTATTGCCGTCACCATCTTCGTCGCCGCCTGAAAGTAATATGAAAAATGAATTGAAGAATTTTTTGAAAAAACAGCTTAATTCTAATGATGATACGTCAACATCAATAACAGCGTTAGACACTATGATGTCAACATCATATTCTGAATTTAAAAATTGAAGAACAATATAAATAATATAAAGATTAATTAATAATATAATTTATAATGTTGTCATACAGTGAAAAAGAAGCGGTTTTATCGAGTTTTCCAAATATTAAACTTTCTTATGAAAATATAATTCATAAAAAAGTTTATAATTCCGATATTTTATTAGCTATACCTGAAGGTAGAAAAAGTTTTGCTTGGTTTACACTACATAATGAAAAGAATGTGTGTTTGATAATGGAATTAACAGATAATAAACAGATAACAAATATTAAAATAGTAAATGTGTGTTTTAACAGTGAACTCGTATATGGAACAATATTTTATGGCACAACTTTTTTCCATTCTTACAATAAATTTTTTACAATAGAGGATATTTTTCATTACAAAGGGAATGACGTGTCAAGATACAATTGGGGGAAAAAATTTGAACTATTAAAAACAATTTTCAATAAAGATATAAAACAAATATCGTTAAACAATTCATTTATGGTTTTTGGATTGCCTGTATTAAGTAATAATGTTGATGATTTTACAAATAAAATATCCGAGTTGAAATATAGAATAAATACAATCCAATTTATATCATTTAAACGAGCGAATAATTTTTTATTTATGACATATAAAAGTTATATCGAGGAAAAACAATACAAACAAATACCTACTAATTGCGAAGTTATAGACAAAAAAAATTATATAAAACCTCTTAGAAATAACATTAAGAGAGAAGTTGTATTTAAAATAAAACCAGATATTCAACAAGATATTTATAATTTATATTGTTTGAATAATGAAAATAAAGAGGAGTATTATGATATAGCCTTAGTTCCCGATTTTAATAATAGCGTTATGATGAACCGGTTGTTTAGAAAAATAAAAGAGAATGAAAATTTGGATGCGCTTGAAGAAAGTGATGATGAAGAAGAATTTGAAAATGAAAACGAAGATCGCTTTGTTTATCTTGATAAAACATATAATATGGTTTGTCAATATAACAATAGGTTTAAAAAATGGTATCCTGTTAGAATTGCAGATTTGAATTCAAAGATAACAAATGTAAACGAAATTAAAAAGCTATAACAATTTTGAATAAATACCTTTTCTAAATGTATATATATATATGTCGGTTGGTTCATCAGCTTCAAATTTAGGATATGGTGGAATGAATCCTTATAATACAAGTCCTTATGTAAATGGGACCAGTTCAAGTTATTCAGGTAGCTTTAGTAGCAATGAAATACCAGGACTTCCTGGTTTAGCGGGATCTAAAAATAATATTGATGCCGCGGCAGGAGTAGTTCCAGGAATTTGTTTATTTAAGGGTGGATCAAAAAAACTTAAAAGAAAAATAAAAAATATCACTAAAAGATATAAGATGAAAAATAAAAGCAGAAGAAGAAGCTTAAAAAAAAGGCTAAGACGCACATTGGCATTATCTGGTGGAAGAATAAGAACTAAAAGTTATAAACTGCGTCAGCGTAAGATGAAATCAAAAAGTAGATTTAGTGGAATGAAAGGAGGTATGGCTGCTTATCCGCCAGGATATGGTCAATATCAGAATAATTTACCGATGACACCTACTTATCAGGTTGCGGGAGTAAATTTGCCTGCAAGTCAGTTAGGTTCAGCTAATCCTCCTCCTATCAAGGTTTTGCCAAATTGCACAAATTGTGTAGATAATTATAATCATTATACAGGTTCAGGTTTCCCTTCAAGAGGACATTAAAATATCATTAACTGATTTAATTTCATAATTTATTTCAATAATTGATTTAACTTTATCGTTTAAAAATGTTTTAACAATAGCATAAATTGCTGAAACATAACCAGATGGATTAATAATAATAATTTTTTCTAAATTCTCACTGAATTTAGATGAAATGAGTTTTGATAGTTCAGTTGCTACTTCTATTTGTAAAAAATGATTAAAACCAAATCCCAATACATCTAAAACCCAAATCCACTTTTTATTTTCAGGAATGTCACTTAGTACACCATTATAGTGATTTATTATACTAACTGTATCAAAATATAATTTTGATTTTGCTGGACACGTGTAAAAATAATAAGTATTATCTTTTTCTAAAAAATTAGTTAAAGAATGAGATAATGGATCTAATAAACATATTGGGCAAGTATATACCATATATTATATGGAATATAATTAAAAAACAATGACCTAACCTAATATAAAATTTATATATTTATTTTTTAATTTTAAGAAAACAAACACCAGCTAAATATTTATCTTTAGGTTTTTGATCTTCAATACTTATTTCGTCATTATCATCGTCATCATCATCCGTATCATTTGCGATACTTTTATCTGATGAACTATTGCTTTTAGTAGAAGTATTTTTTTTATTTTTTTTATCGGATTTATCAGATTTATTACATACTTTAGGACCATTTGGATTGGGAGTAAAAACAACCGTCCAATTGCTGGTGTCCGGATTATACTGTTGTGATGTTGTATAAATTATTTTATAATTTTCTTTTTTATAAAATGTTTTTCTTTTACGCCATTGATTTTTAAATGTGTCGTGACTATCAACAATGTCAACAACAATAGGGTTACTATGTTTTTCTCTAAGAATACGTCCGACGCTTTGTTCTATGTCGGTTTTTGGAGTAGCCATTATCAAAGTGGTAAGGGTTTTTATATCGAGAGCTTCAGCGGCCATAGCATAAGTTGCAATTACAACCTGTTTACCCTCCGTTTCCTTTAATGCTTGTTCTTTCATTCCTCCAATATAATAACCAACTGTTGCTATATTTTTATGTTTAATTGCATCATGCAGATATTTTAATATATTTTTATTATGAGCTAAAACCATGATTTGTTGAGATGGGTTTTCTTGAAACATATCAGTAAGAATTTTTAAAATAAATTCACTGCGCCTATTATATTCACATAATTTTGAGATCATTGTGCTATAAGCAACATTCCCTCTGTAATCCAGTTTTACCTCGTTAAAATCATCATCATCGACTTTGTATTCAATAGCCCTCACTGTCACATCGCGTTCCTCATCCCTTTTCCCTTTGAATATCACGTCACCTAAGAACATCTTGAAAACATTGGTTGTGCCGTCTTTTCGGTTCATTGTTGCCGATAATCCGAGCATATATTTCGTAACCAATTTAAATAAAGAATTAGAAAAAACCTCACTGGAAATGTGATGAACTTCATCAATAATAGTAAGACCAAAACTTTCAAATACAGAAGCAGGATATTCTTTCATTGAAAGACTTTGAAGCATACCAATAACAATGTCTTTATCATCGATATCAATAGTTGGTCCTTGTATTTTTCCTATACGCGCCTTTGGTAAAAATTGATGTATCCTTTCTATCCATTGGTTCATTAAAAACTCTTTGTGAACAATAATAAATGTTTTTTTCTTAAGACGATATATGATGTTAAGTGCGAGACATGTTTTGCCAAAAGCGCATGGTAGTTCTAATAATCCGCCGCCAGAATTAACCCTTTTTACGTGATTTATATAAGTTTCAACAACGGGAACTTGTCCATCGCGTAATTTTCCTGCAAATTCTAAATTAATGTCGGCTCCCTCGCTAATTTTGTATTCTTTTGGCGGGCCATATTTTTCTACACCATAATAGTGTGGAACATAAAATTTATTGAATGATTCTCTATATGCAGGAAATGTTTTTTGATCATTATTTATTAATGAACACTCTCTTAGGGAAAATGGTTTAATAGTTAAATCATTTCTAAGTTTTTTTTGTTGCTCAATAGTGAGCTCATTTTTAAGTATAGTATAACCTTTTTGTCCTAAGTAAGTATTAAAATTCATATTTGGCTTATATTATTTAGTAAATTATATTTATATCATTTTACTAATCTTTAAAGTCGAATAAATAAAATCTATTAATATGATATATGGACAGTTATTCAAGTTTATTTAAAAAAGAAAATATGGGTGAATTAACACTTGTTGTTTTATTTATCATTTATTTGATAATGGGTTATAAAACTCCTGAACCAATTGCCAGTATGATTGATTCTATAATTGGAAAAATAGTAATAATAATTATTGTTATTTATATGTTTATGAATACTAATCCTATTTTAGCTGTTTTATCTTTATTTGTTGCCTTTGATTTAATTCGCCGTTCATCTTTAGCAACTGGAATTGATGCTTTACAAAGATTTTCTCCAACAGAGGAGAAAAAATCATCTCAATTCACAGCATTTAACCAATACCCATATACTTTAGAACAAGAGGTTGTCAAAAAAATGGCACCTATAGTTCAAACTGGGTCATCATTGAGTAAGCCATCATACAAACCATTATTAGATAATCTTTATGATGCGTCTCCTATTAATTAAACAATGATTTGTTTGAATATTTAAAATAATCATTTAAAATAATATATTAATTGATTATTTAAAGCCATTTTTATGCTGATGCGTCCATAGTAGCAGATTTAAATGGATTTGAGAAATTTGGAATATTTATTTTACCAGTGCCTGCTAAAAACGGGTAGCCATAATTTATTAACCCATAAATAAATAACAAAACAATACAACCCATTATTAATTGTATAATTATTTTTTTTGTAGAGTCGGAAATAAATTCATAAGTGCCTTGGTTTTTTGAATATTCCACATTTGTTTCTTCTTTTGATGATCCTGTGGGTTGACAAGAAATATAAATACCTTCATTTATCTTTGTTTGGTTAGGACCATTTTTATTGTAAAACAACCTACCACCTGGTGTAGGAAGTGGAAATGGTTTTGGTAGCATTTGTTTTAATTTATTTAAAGTTGTTTTATTTAATTCAATAGCATAAGAAATGTCAAAAACAATATAATCTGTGTTATCATTTGTATAAGCATAAAATGGTTTATTAGGAACTATTGAGTTCAATGTGAAACCATTTATATTTAATGTAGTGGGTTCATTTATTGGACTATAATTTGAAACATTTTGGATTATTTCAGTTAATGTTTTTGATGTTGTAGCAGACTCAATAATTGGAACACATACTTGTAAATTATTTCCACCATAAACAGGAGTATGAATAATAATAATTTCGGCTTTAGTGGTAAAATTATCAAAAATATGAATAGATGGTGTTACAATCATAATTTTAGAGACATTGTATTTTTGAGTATTATATGTAACTGGAGGAGTATTCGTATTTTCGCACGTTAAATTAATCATTGATTGATCATTTGTAGCTGTTAAAATAGTTTCAGGATAGTTAAAATTATAAGCACATTTTAAATCACAATTACCAAAAACTTGATTTCTTGATATATTAATATTTGTAGTCATTAATATAACTATATAAATAAAATATTAATTTATTTATATAGAAATGAAATTAACTAAAGGTAAAATATCAAAATTATATACTAAAATTAATCAAAGTGCTAAAAAAAGAAAAAATAATAAAAGGAAACCTAATAAAAGTAAGACATTTAGAAAAAAAAGAAAAATGAATTTAGCTAATAGATCTTTTAAAAAAGGACAATTTAGGAAATACATCGGTGGCTGGCGATTGGCGTCATCGGGCACTGAATGTTTGCAAGATGATGATGACGATCCAAATAATAAACCAAATCCTCCTGACTGCAAACTAGCAGATCAAAGTTCATCAAATCCAAATCAAAGTTCATCAAGTCCAGATCTATCATCGTCTGGTCAAGCAGAAGAAGGATCATATGAAAATATAGTTCCCGCTGCCGATGATGTATTATCCCAACAACAAAATGTGGTTGCATCTACATCAGATGCAAGCTCTACATCAGATGCAAGTTCATCGACTTCATCAAGTATTGTAATCGTTGATCCTACAACTAACAGTCAAGGTGCTATAATTTTGAATAATGAAGCAC